ATACTATAATAATGTTTAAATGTTCAATATGTAAAAAAACCTTCGACCGTAAATTCAATTATGACCGGCATATTACAAGTAAGCACAATTGTGTGTATAAAGAAGAAGATGATGACCCAAATGAGGATGAAACAACCCGTGTTAATTTACTCGAATGCGAACACTGTAAAAAGACGTATTCCACTAAATTCAACCTCAATAAACACATCAAGAAATGTAGTGTTTTATCAAAAAAGAATGAAGTCATTGAGCAAAAGGAGGCCCTATATAAAGAGAGAATCTCCCATTTGGAGAGTCAGGTCCTCGAACTTACGAAGAAAATCGGGAACACATATAGTTATCAAATTAATCAACACTTGGACCAAAGTGTTCATCAACAAAATATACAAATTAACGCATACGGCCACGAAAATCTCAATTATATAACACCGAACCAAATTGAGAAGCTAATAAGCCATCCTTCAACATGTCTCCCCGAATTCATTAAAATGGTTCATTACCACGAAGAACACCCTGAAAATCACAATGTTGTAAATATCAAGGAAAATATTATAAAAACTCTAAAATGTAAGAACAGCTGGAAGATGTTGGATTTCGAGGGCTTCGTCGAAAAATTCGCCATCGAAAAATATGACCAGCTATGCGATTTATATAACTCCGATGAAATCAATATCGATGATGTCATCCGTGAGAAATTCGAGGGATGGGCTGACCAATTTGATTACACGGAGTCAAACACCCGCAAAAAAGCGGAAGAGGACGCAAAATTAGCAATTATTCTCGGTAGTCAGTGGTTAAGCGATAAGAAAATTACAAAAAGAGGCCTCAAAAGAATTCTTGATGGAGAAATGATGCTTCCAGAGGAAGATATGGAAGAAATAGAACGAATCAAGAAGATGGTTGGTTGGGGAATAAACTCGAAGAGTAAAATAAAAAATTAGACGGATTACGACTGCTTACAATATTGGGCGATTCCTTGAAGAAGCGAGTCCGCCAAATCATCCTTCTTTGGATGAGACAAAAAGAACCGCTTCCACTCATCCATCTCATCCAATACACAACTCACAATAAAAATAGAATCATTCTTTCTCTTTTTATAGGCTTTGTATTCAGATAATGGTTCTTCCTCTTTCGCGACCGGTTCTTCATTTGTAATCTTTTTATTCTTCTTCAAAATGTCCTCTACGATGCTCGTCGGATTTAGCTTTTTTGTGGCGGAGAAGAAGGCGACCTGATTCAAATCGCTCAAACGCCCATTTTTACCCCCGATAAAGAAAAAGCTATAAATGAACATCTGAATAGATTTCATTCGCGGGTTCTTCAAGGCTGGTTGGTTCTCAATGACGACCTCATTAACGTCCTCAATCTTAATCGCATTAAGCCCATCATACAGGTTCGTATATAACTTAGTATCATCACTCTTCATATAATCGCAGATTTTTGTGAGTTGCTCGGTAGTCTTCTTCGCGCATTTATTACAATAGCCGAATATCCTAATCATAGACTCGCTTATTTTCGTGTGGAATTTGCGCGATTTCTCACCACAGGCGCAACTTAAATCGCGCAACTCATACGGGAAATAATCGGGGGTCGCCTTATCGAAATTCTTCGAATGGACACGGCACAACTCTTTTCGGGCGCCGTCTTTTATTATCCACGAGTTCGAGCAATTTCCGCAAACGGCGCCACTCTTGACTTCCGCCATACAGCGCTTTTCATTATGGTCGGGAATCCACGGGTCCGACTTCAAGTTAATGAGGCCCCATTCCTCAATTCGAATGATTGTTTTGGTCTCTTTTGAGAATTCGATTTTACAGTAGGCGAGATTCTTTATACCAACGTCGAAAGATAAGACTTTATATGTAGTTTCTGTCATATATTACTATAGGGACTATTTTTTAACTTAAAAAAACGCGCACAGTTATAAATATAATATGTCAAATTATTATTTCAGACGGGCATCCGACCTCAAAACTGACCAATTAGTCGATATTGTTATGGATATCGATAACGGCCAATACGATGAAATAGTTGATGAAAGGGAATGGTATGATAAAATTCATCGATTTCGGACAGAAATAATCGAGGTATTGCTAAAACGGTATCAGGCCCACTATTTATATAATAGTAAGACTGATAAGGAACTAAATCGCGCATATCGCATGTATTTGCGTCATTATATGTAAAAAAATGATTTAAAATCATTTTGATAATTATATGATATAAAAATGAGTATGACTGGACTTAGAAGACAAGAAGAACTCGGTAATAGAGAAAAACTGCTAAATTTTCCATCAAGCGACCTCATAATGTGGGCAGAATTATATCCAAATGAACCGCAAACATGGGCGTATCGATTCGGTTTTAGAAAGAACCGCGAGATTTCATACACTGGATTGATGGTAAAAGAGGCATACGAAGGAGTTGAAGCCATCGCAGAAGAGCGCAATGTTCCAGTTGAAAACATATGGGAAGAACTCGCGCAATATGACCCTAATAATGGTTTCATGTTTGATTCTGACATTGAATCTCCTTATCAAAAATTGGACAAGTATGCGACATTATCTGATAGCGGTTCCGCATATGCGGGAACAATGAGAACAATCCAATGGATTGCGAAAAATGGAGTCAATTCAAAGTATATCAATGAAGATGAAAATAACTTGATATCTGAATTATTTGCGAATGAGGATATGGTTCGTGTGTCAATTGTTTCACTCACATTTCTCGCATTTATTGGAAAAATCGCGTATGATGAATACTCCAAGTGAAATTTAAAGAAAAAATTGAATTTTTAAAATTATAAAAATTAAATATATACAATATCTAAAATGGTCAAAGTATCAATCAAAAAAAGAACAGCTTCTTCCAAGTCCAAGCCGGAAGATGATATTTTAAGCAGATTATCTTCTTTGAAAATGTCAGTCGGAAATTGCGCAGTTATTTATGCTCGTGAGAGCGACCAAATGAAACACAGTCTTGACGACCAAGTTCAAAAAGCGAAGGAATATGCGAAGGATAATGGCTTCAAAGTGGTATCTGTTATCAGAGAAACTTGCTCCGGCAAGGAGATTGTAAAACAGGCTCATCTTATGAATTCGCTCCTTGAAAACAAGGACACTCATTTCATTTTTTCACATACTGACCGCATCACGCGGGACTTTCAAGGATTTTGCTCACATTTCATCAATTGTTGTAATGCGAATCGCAATACGATTCACATTGTTAATGAGGAATTAGTTTCATCTATCCCGCTACATTTCAAGAAGATTGTTTGCGGGATTATTGATGCGGAAGAAGAGAGGAAAACTATCAGTCGTCGCATTAAGTCATCGGTTGCTTTCAGGAAGAGAAATGGTATTTACAAGCCATCGGTCCCAAAGTTTGGTCGGATGTATGTTCGCGACCGAGAAGGAAAAATCACGAAAGTGGTTCAATGCGAGGAAGAAGTGGATACGATTCGATTAGTAAATTTGATGTATTTCGGAGGGAAATGTGATGAAATTGAGAGACTTCTCATCAAAATCACGAAAAATCCGAAACATAAGATTTACAATTACAAAGATGAAGAGAGCGATGTTCGCGAAATTAAACGCGGGAACATGACTTCAACGACGATTGCTGAATTTCTCAATCACATCCGGCTTTACAAAAGGAATCGTGAGTGGTCCGGAGCATCTGTTTTGAGTTGTTTGGAGTAAGAACGATTATGCTATTTTAGGATAAAAATTATTATTTTATAAATGAAAAACATCCGCCATAAATTTTTTATAAGTATTTCTTATATTTTTTATCACATCTGGTTTCTTTCTTTCAAAGAAACTGACCTGTATCCCTCCAAAACGACCCATCTTTTTCATTTTTGGCGCATGTTTCTCAATGAAACACCAATAAAGGGAATCCCATACATCGCACCAGTCCCCCTTTTTATAATCGCTCTTACGAACCATCTCGTAATTTGATGAAGAAATATACGCTTTCGTGGTTGTTAGCCCCCCATCAGAATACAGAGCCATTGAATAGACATTGTTTATCATGACCCAATCGTATGAATCAACCGCGAATTCCATGAACCACGCATACACATCATCTGGATGTATCCCCATCAAATTCATCAGGTTTCCAATAATCATAAGCCTCTCAATATGATGGAGATATCCGGTATCGAACGCCTTTTTAATCGTCGCGTCCATTATAGATAACCCGACGGCCCCATCGTAAAAGCGCCGGTTCAACCGGTTTTCCGCCTTGAAATAGTTCGTAGTTGTCATTTCTTTATAGATGTGGATGTAAGTATAGCGACTAAACTCGCGCCAACCGATGACCTGCCTGATAAACCCCTCAATATTATTAATGGCGACTCCCTTCCCTTTTTCTAAAATCCGCTGGACCACATATTTCGGGTCAAGTAGCCCAATATTCAGGGAAGAGCTTATCCCAGAGTGGAAAAGGAACGCATTTTTATATTTGGGGTCCGGCTCCACAATGGCGTCCTCGTAGGTCCCAAAACTCTTCAAGCGCTCATTTATAAAGGCGTCCAACCACTTTTTAGCATCGGCGAATGTAATGGGACACCAAAAGCCGGAACACGTCCCATAATTGCGCGGGAATTCCTTCTCAACTATCGCAACCGCCCTTTTAATATAGTCGGTCTCCTTCGGGAAAACAACATCCGGAATATTAGTCCCCTTCGGAATCGGTTTGCGATTTTCGCCATCATACGATAATTTACTGTCCGGTAGAATATGTAGGCGGTCCCTCTGCCACTTGTAGAAGCTCGTTTGAAAAAATGGCTTCTTTTTGCTTTTGACGGACGCATAATATTCGCGCAATTCGGCCTCCGATGTAATAAAATTCGGGGTTTCAATGACTTCAAACCCCATCTTATTTTTCTTACATTGTGTCTCAATTTGATGAAGTAGGAAATGGTCAACTGGGTTGTAAAATGCGATATCGCCATCAATATCTTTTACAAAATCATATGCACTCCGATTCTTTTCTGGGATTGATGCGATTTTTATGTGGTTTATCGACTTTTTCAATGATTTCGCCAGATAATCGCAGTAATTCATCATCGACGCCAAATGAAGAATGAGCTTCTTTTTATTAAATATGAGCTTCTTTTCGCGATATCCAAAAAATGCGGGATGCTCAATTAAATATATGTTTTTGTATTTTTTTAATGGGGATATATCTTCAAATAATTGATGTGGAAATATAATAAAATTGGTCATTATCTTATTATAAGAAATTTAGATTTCTAATATGTATTGAAATAATATAAATTCAAATAAGAAAAACTCATTCATACTTGATAAAAATTTATTTGAATTATTTTTCAAATGATTTGGTAAATTTTGGCGAAGATGTGTTCTAAAACTATAATTTCGCAATATATTTTGCGAAGTTTTTCGATTGTTTCGATTATGAGATTTATTATTTATTAAGAGCATCCGTGATTCTCTTGACATTGTCCCACTAAGCTTATTATTGGAATTACCAATATATCTATTTTTTCTTGGAAGCGTTTCTAATAATTGAGGCTCTAAATGTAATATTGAGACCTTTTCATTTTTATATATCTCAAATAAATTTTTCCCAAGTA